CCTCCCCCGGAGGGTGAGTTCGCGCCCTCCGGCGATAGCGATATATCCACAGCAATTTTCCACATAATACGGGTTCGACAAGGAGTGATACCTTGAGCAAAGGCAAGCCTAAGCAGCTCGAATCTATCGATTTTGAGGGAGCCACCCAAGAGGAAGGCTCCCTTTCTCATGCCACCGCAACCGGCACCCGCCTCGACAGGCTCCGTGCCCTGCGCAGCAAACTCGCCGCGCACATCGACAACCCGAACACATTAGCTCGTGACCTCGCCGCGCTCGCACGCCGATTCCAGGACCTCGATAAGGACATCGAGGAGCTGGAACAGCTAGAGCAGCAGTACGGGGCAGAGATTGAAGGAGAGCACCATCATGAAGAAGATGCCCCCTTCGACCCGTCCACTCTCTGAGGTCGCCGCACAGCTCAAGATACCTACTGGAATTGTGGCGACCGGTTGGCCGTCCATTGCTCGGCAGCTCATGAAGATGAGCTACCCGCTCGATAGCTGGCAGATTGATATTGGCCGCCTGGTTTTCGCGAAGCGCAAGGACGGGTTCTATGCCGCCGGCGTGGGTGGCGCCGCACTGAGCCTGCCTCGACAGGTCGGCAAGACTCACATGATTGCTGGCTTTATCTTCGCCGCATGCATCGCTTCTCCGAACACGCTCGTCCTCTGGTCAGCGCATCGCGCTCGCACTCATAATGAAACGTTCCAGTCCATGCAGGGCATTGCGGCTCGCCCGGCAGTTGCCCCGTTTATCTCCCATGTCCGCCGCGGTGCCGGTCAGGAGGCCGTAGAGTTCGCGAATGGTTCACGAATTCTCTTCGGCGCTCGTGAAAGCGGCTTTGGTCGTGGTTTCGCAAAAGTGGACGTAATCGTGCTTGATGAGGCGCAGATTCTCACCGAGAAAGCGCTCGACGACATGCTCCCTGCGACCAACGCGGCACCGAACGGATTGGTGCTGATGATGGGCACCCCGCCGAAGCCCAGCGACCCGAGCGAGGTGTTCACCCGTCACCGTGCCGAGTCGCTCGCGGGGGATAAGGACAAGTTATATGTCGAGTGCGCTGCAGACCCCGGAGCCCGAGCCGACGATAAGAAGCAGTGGGCTAAGGCAAACCCCTCATACCCGACCCGAGTCAGCGCTGTCGCAATTGAACGCATGCGCAAGAACCTCACAGCTGACTCTTTCAGGCGTGAGGCGCTCGGCATCTGGGACGAAGCCACAGCAACCCAGTCAGCCTTCACACCTGAAGCTTGGCACGCATGCGAAGGCGAAGCGCCCAAGGGCGGACGCACCGTCTTCGGCGTTCGTTTCTCGCCTGACGGGCTGGAAGTCGCGCTCGCTGTAGCGCGCCGCCCGGATACCGGCGGCCCAATCTTCATCGAGGGCCGGCAATCTGAGCCTCTGGCCAATGGCACCGGCTGGCTTGTAGATTTCCTCGCTGAGCACGCCTCGCGCGCCGCTCAGATTGTTATCGATGGCAAGGCTGGCGTGGGATATTTGGTCAACGCGCTCCGTGAGGCTGGAGTGAAGTCAAAGACTCTCATTTGGCAGCCTTCGCTGGACCAGGTCATCGTTGCTCACGCAATGGTAGACCAGGCAGTCATTGGCAAGGACCTCGCGCACAGCAACCAGCCAGAGCTAACCCAGCAGGTGCTCTCCTGTACCCGCCGAAAGATTGGCAACCGTGGCGGCTTTGGATGGCAAGCAGCAGAAGGCGGCAGTGTCACCCTGTTTGAGGCTGCCACGCTGGCTTACTGGGGAGCGAAAGTCACACGGCGTAACCCCACCAAGAGAAAGCAGGTGATTAGCGTATGACCGCGTATATTCCTAGCGTGCAGGCAATCCCTGCTGAGCTCCTCACCGAGACCGAGCGCCGCCAGGTACAGGCGATGATTGACCAGCTCGGCTCCAAGCGAGCCATGAACGCTCAGCGACAGGCATACTACGACCAGAAGATGACACTCCGAGACCTCGGAATTAGTCTTCCGCGGCAGTTCCTGAATATCGGATCCGTCCTCGGCTGGCCGGGTAAGGTCGTTGACGTACTGGCAGACCGTATCCGTTTCGAACGGTTCGTATCCACCTCAGAAGAGGATGACCCGCACGGGCTGAATGCTCTTGTAGCCGACAACGGTTTCCAGGAGGCGTTCTCTCAGGCGGTCAGTAGCGCGCTCATCCACTCCTGTGCCTTTATCACAGTGACTGAAGGAGACCCCAGCAAGGGTGAACCCGAAGTGCTCTGGCTGCCTCGCTCCGCGCACTGGGCAACGGGTATCTGGAACCCTCGCACGCGCTCGCTCTCAGCCGGTCTGACTGTTTCAGAAATCCGTAAAGACGGCACCACCTCGTTCATTCCGACCGAGTTTGTCGCGTACTTTGCAGATAAGACCGTGCAGGTAGTCTTCGATGACACCACAGGCCGTTCCGCTGTTGAGGTCATTCCCAACAAGACCGGCCGCCCCCTGCTGGTGCCTATCATTGTCGGTGCGGATCTGCGTAATCCTTTTGGGCGTTCGCGTATCTCCAAGGCTGTTATGTCGTTGACTGATTCGGCTATCCGCACGATTGTTCGCTCGGAAATCGGTGCGGAGTTCTATGCCTCCCCGCAGAGGTACATGCTTGGTGCTGATGAAGAGGCTCTGACTGGCTCGAAGTGGTCCGCGTTGACCTCTCGACTGCTGACTATTAGCAGGGATGAAGAAGGTGAAGTGCCGACTGTGGGGCAGTTCCCGCAGATTAGCATGCAGCCGCATACTGACCAGTTGCGTCAGTGGGCGTCTTTGCTGGCTGCGGAGTCTCAGATTCCGCTCGATGAGTTGGGTTTCCCGTCGGATAATCCGTCGAGTGATTCGGCTATTCAGTCACAGCGTGATCCTTTGCGTTTGGCGGCTGAACGCGCGATTCGTGGGTTCAAGCAGTCTCTGCGGCAGGTGGCGTTGCTGTCTGTTGCTTTGCGTGAGGGCTCTACTGAGGGCGTGTCGCTGGTGGAGCCGTGGTTTGCCCCGACGGTGCATGTGTCGGATTCGGCGGCTGCAGACGCTGTGTTGAAGCAGGTGCAGGTGATGCCGTGGCTGGCTGAGTCTCAGGTCATCTTGGAGAAGCTTGGGTATGACGATGCGAGCATCCAACGTCTGTGGGCGGATAAGCGCCGTGCGCAGGCTTCGCAGACGATTGCGCAGCTGGTGTCTTCTCGTCAATCTAAGCCCGAAGAGGCGTCTGGTCCAGGTGAGGTAGAAGAGCTTGTAAAGGAGTGATTCTATGGTGGCGCGTACTGATGTATCTGTACTTGCGGATACGCTCAATGAGATTGTGAACGGTGCGCGCCGCGATCTGGCAGAGATTTCCCAAGCCCTTATCTATACCCCGGATGAGATGAAGCGTGAGGTCATGCTGGAGAGCATGTACGGGCTGGTCTCTGACTATGGAGATGCTGCTGCGGTGGAGTCACTGGGTTGGTATCTTGCGGTGCGTGCTGAGGCTGTGGGGCTTGACGACGGGTTCCAGCCGGCTCTTCCTGAGCAACTACCGGAGGACGTGGTTCACGCCTCGACCCGGTGGGCATTGGGAGAGCTAATGAAAGGTGAGGACCCGGAGAAGGCTCTTAAATCTTTGAATGGGGTTCTTGACCGTTTGGTGAAGAAGCTTGGGCGCGAGAGCATTGTTCGCGCTGCTGATTCGGACCCGAAGAAGCCCCGCTGGGCGCGCATTCCTCATGGTCAAACATGCGCATGGTGTTTGATGTTAGCTTCTCGCGGGTGGGTGTATCTGGACGCCCAGTCTGCGGGTGCTGCTCGACAATGGCATGCTGATTGTGACTGCCAGATTGTGCCTGCGTGGGGGAAGAAGACTCCGAAGATTGCCGGGTATGACCCCGATGCACTGTATGCCCAGTATGAGGCTGCTCGTGATGCTGTGGTTGCCCGTAAGCAGGGTAAGCATGGGTATTCGCCTTCATTGGCGGAGGTGGCTTCGTCATGGCGGGAGATGTATAACCGTGGGCGTGGTGAGAGTGTTCAGATGCCTAAGGTGCTGCGGGACTATTCGTCAGGGTGGCCTGAGTATTTGGAGTTGTTGAGGCCTGGGCAGTGGCAACATATTTTGGCTCGTCATGGTGAAGGTGGGAACGCTCCTACTACATTTGGCGCGTTAGATCCTGGGGATATAGCTATTCTTCTGTTAGGTGTAGTTCAAACTCCTAGATCTGAATGGGAACCCGGGAAATTTCCCGAGACGTACGTAATCACGAAAGAAATACCCAGAATAGGAAAAATCTTAGTTGCTGTAAGTAAAGAAGATGATAAGCTGAAGGTTAAATCGATTTATCCGTTTAGGTAGTCTGGGCGTGAATGTATATGTTAGATTGGGAAGAAGCTAAGGTTCTTTCTGGGTACATGGTTTCTCTTCCTATTGTGCGCAAAGATAAGTGGGCTACTCACTTTGATGCCGTGGGGGAGTGGGAAATGTCTTTGTCGTGCTCCGCTGCTGATTGTGTAGAAGCTGGGTTGTCGATGCCGAAAGATGTTTTAGAGAAGGCTGACTTAGGGATTATCCCGGAGGACATTTTATCTTCCATTCAGAAACTGGCTACTGAAGACTTCGACTATGAGGAACATATAGACTTTCTCGACCGCTAGATTTTAGGTGTGGCAAGGCCCTGTGCATGGTGTTCGTGCACGGGGCTTTTGTGTACCCATTTTTGAGTTTTCCACTGTACGGGCGGTGGTGAAATGCCCGGTGATGATCCATTGACAAAACCCCGTGCGCGGTTCTCGTGTGCGGGGTTTTGGTGTACCCCTTTTTTGGAGATTTGTATGAGTGAAGAAAATAGCGCACCTGCTGAGGTTGCAGAGCCTAAGAGCGCTACTCAGGAGGGTGTGGAGGCACCGGCAGAGCCTGGTAACGGGTTTGAACCCATTACCAGCCAGGCGCAGCTGAACAAGGTGCTCAATGCTCGGCTGGCACGTGAGCGTGCGAAGTTCTCCGATTATGCGGAGCTCAAGGAGCGTGTTGCCGGCTGGGACAAGCTCGTTGAGCGTGCAGAGGCCGCAGAGGCTCGACTGAGCGATGTGGAGCATGAGAACCAGGTGCGTGCGTGGCGAGCTGCTGCGGCCTCTGAGTATGGTGTCCCCGCCGACGCCCTGCGCGGAGATACCGAAGAGGAGCTGGTCGCACACGCTAAGCAGCTTTCGGAACTGATCCAGACCCCCACAGCAGAACCGGCACGTGTTGTTGTGACCAGTGCTGCTGAACCCCAGAACATGGCACTGAACAGCGACGGAATCGCAGAAGCATTCCGTAAGGCTCTGGGGCTGTAAAAGACAAAGACACAAAACGTGAAAGGAGGGTGACCATGGCCGTCAATAAGGCAGTCACCACCACCGATTTCTCCGGCTTCCTCAAGCCCGAGATGGCAGAAGCCTACTTCGAAGACATTAAGCGCGTCTCTGCTGTTCAGCAGATGGTACGACAGGTACCCCTGGGCGCCTCCGGTATCGAGGTGCCCGTTGTTACCTCCAAGGCAACCGCTAAGTGGGTTGCAGAAGGTGCTCGTAAGGAGAGCACCAACGCGGGTCTGGCTCTGAAGACCATGAAGCCCATGAAAATCGCGGCAATCGTCCCGATCTCCGCAGAAGTTGTCCGCTCTAACCCTGGCAACTTCATGTCCCTGGTTCGTGACCAGGTCGCCGAAGCAATTGCAGAGGCCTTCGACGCAGCAGTACTGCACGGCACCAACAGCCCCTTCGGTGCAAACCAGGCACTGACCAACACTGGCAAGACCGTGGCTCTGGGCACCGCAGCAGATAACAAGGGCGGCATGTTCGCCGACCTGAACTCCGGCCTGGACCTGCTGGTCAAGGACGACAAGGAACTGACCGGCTTCCTGTTCGACCCCTACGCAGAGCCCAAGCTCAACACCAGCGTAGACACTACCGGCCGCCCCCTGTTCGTCTCCGCGCCGAATCAGGACACTGCTTCCCCGGTGCGCTCCGGTAGCGTGCTCTCCCGTCCTGCTCTCTTCGCAAAGGGTGTGCGTAACGGTGTCGGCGTAGGCAACGTCGTAGGCTTCGGCGGTGACTTCTCCAAGGCAATCTGGGGCACCGTAGGCGGCATCTCCTACGATGTCTCCACTGAAGCAACCGTCACCATCAACAACCAGCTGACCTCCCTCTGGGAAAACAACCTGGTCGCCCTGCGTGTCGAGGCAGAATACGGCTGGCTGCTGCACGACAAGGATGCATTCGTCAAGTACACCATCAAGTAAGGAGACATAGATGGCTAGCATGGACAACGGCTACCCGCTCGTGCTTGCGGAAGACCTACGCGCTCGCTGGCCTGATATGCCTCTCGGCTCGGATGCAACCGCCCAGGTGCTCCTGGAGGATGCTGGGGCACTTATCCGTGCCTCGGCGCCCCACTGGGCGGAACTGGACGAATATGTGCTGAGAATGGTTGCCTGCGCCATGGTCAAGCGTGGTATGGCGGCGTCGGCTTTCCCCGATGGCGCCTCCAGTATTTCCCAGACTGCAGGACCGTACAACCAGCAGGTGAGCTTCAGTAACCCCAACGGGGCTCTCTTCCTAACCAAAGCGGAGAAGAAGCTCCTGAAGGTGGGCTCTCAGAAAGCATTCGTCTATGACCTGCTCGATGAGGAAGTGGTGCGCTAATGTACTGGCTCACCACCTCGCACACAGTACGCCATATGCCTCTGGAGAAGTACACGGAGGACAGCTGGGGCACTAAACACTCCGTGTGGGCCGACCCCGTAGAGGTTGAGGTCTTCGGCTGGGCGCCGCCGTCACCTGACACAGAAATAAGGGACATCGGCACCGGTGTACGCCGAGACCTAGACCTCTACGCCCCAACGGGGTTCGCCCGCCCTGGCGACCACGTCGTCATCGACGGCGAAACCTACGAGGCCATCGGCTATCCCGAAGACTTCACGCATGGTCCGTTTGGCTTTCCTGCCGGCTACAGAATCAACTTACAACGAGTAGAAGGGTAGATGTATGGGAAAAGCGAAAGTCGAGCTTAACCTGGCGGGCTTCTATGCTCTCCGCACCTCACCCGAGATGCGAGCAATCCTCTCCACCAAGGCGGGAGAAATCCGCAACCGCGCCGGTGACGGTTTCTCATCAGGAGTTAAAGCAGGCCCCAAAACAGCCGTCGCTCGCGTCTGGCCAAACGGCAAGGAAGGCATGCGCGCCGAAGCAAAGAACGGCGCACTGTCCAAGGCAGTCGGAGGGTGGGGAGGTAGTAGCAAATAGTGGCAACTGAGGTCATCCAATACGGAGATGTCTATAGCCGCATCCGCAGCATCCTCACCACCCACCTCAAAGTGCCTGTCCACGTCGCACGCATACCCAACCCCCGCCCCGACAAATTCATCGTCATCACCCCATCAGGCGGCGATGAGAAATCGGTAACCCACGCATCACGGTCAATGATCCTAGACGTGTGGGCAGAGCGGGAGAGCGAAGCATACGCGCTCGCTGAGAAGGCAGGCGCGTATCTGCGTGCGACGAAGAACAACGTCAGCGATGAGGTTCTGATCTACTCCATCTCTCCATTGGGTGGGATTGTGTGGATGCCAGACCCCGACGCCGACGTTCCCCGTTTTCGACAGAACTGGCAGGTCGTCTGCCGCGGCAATGTCGTGGACAAATTGAAATAGCCCCTCAACGAAAGGAACTCCCAATGGCGAACATTGCAGCCAATGTGCGCGTGGGCATCAACGGCGCATTCTACACCGGTCCGTTGAAGACGCCTCTGCCGAATGGCGCGTCTGCACCTGTAGATCAGAAGTTCAAGGATCTTGGCTACATCTCTGATGATGGTGTGACGCAGACGATTGACTCTGACACCTCGGAAATTAAGGCCTGGCAGGACGGTGCCGTTGTCCGTGTGATTCAGACTTCCCATAAGGTCAGCTTCAAAATGACCCTGATTGAGACCAATGAGGAAGTTCTGCGTCTTTACTACGCCGACCCCACGGCGACGTCCTCCTTGGTCAAGATTACCGGCAATCAGTCGCCACATTTCTCTGGAGTCTTTGACGTCCTGGACGGCGACAAGATTATCCGCGTGACGATTCCTGATGGTCAGGTTACAGAGCGCGGCGATGTCAATTACAAGGGCGAAGTGATTGGCTATGAAATTACCATCACATGCTACCCGGACAGTGCGGGTGTAAAGGCATATCTGCATCTTGGCAGCAAGTAATTAAGCATATCCCCTGGGGCGGGTGAGGTT